ATCCAATCAGTGATTATGTAACTGATCCAAGAGTGAATACACTTACTGAAGATCCACATGCGTTCCAATATATTTCTAAAGAAATTAACTTGGAAAATCCTGCATCTTCATTAAAGATACTTGTCAATGCACATATCAATCTTGATAATGACATTAGAGCATTCTATGCAATAAGTGACAAGGTTGGTTTTAATCCAATTTTCGAACCATTCCCTGGATTTGATAATTTGGATCGCAGAGGAAGAGTAATCAATTCCGCATTAAATAGTGGAAGATCTGATAAGAGTGTTCCTAAAGCCAATTTTAAATCTTTTGAGGGAGAGCAATTACAGTATAGTGAATTTACATTTAGTGTTGATGATCTCCCCGCATTTAGATCATATAAGATTAAAATTGTTATGTCATCAACCAATCAAGTTTATGTTCCAAGAATGAAAGATCTGAGAGTAATCGCATTAGCATAATATGAAAGAATATCATGGAGTTGAGGGTCACGGAGATTTGCTTCGTGACCCAAAAACAAATTCAATAGTAAATTCAAATTCAGTCGAATATGAGCAATATGTTTCCAGAAGAAATGTAAAACGTGAAAAGAATCAAAAAGTACAAAATATTGAAGAAGAAGTTGCTAATATAAAGAGTGATATTAACGAAATCAAGTCTTTACTAAAGGAGTTATTAAATGGATCCTGATTCAATTACACTTAGCAATTTATCAAAAAGTTTTGCATATCAAAAAATAGCAAAAGAAATTGATGGATGTGAAAGTATCGATCAATTGAGAGATATTGCAAAGTCTTTCTGCAAACTTTATTATAAGCAGCAAGAAACGCTTGAAAAGATTTAACCTAAATACACTTAGGAAAAACTCTTGTGAATAAATGGCACAACCAAGTAGTAGGTCTGAGTTAATAAGCTATTGTAAACGACAACTGGGAGCACCAGTTTTAGAAATTAATGTTGCTGATGAGCAAATTGATGACCTGATTGATGATGCTCTGCAATTTTTTCATGAGAGGCATTTTGACGGTGTAACTCAAACATTTTTAAAATATAAAATCACTCAAGATGATATTGATAGAGGTAGAGGAAGAGGAGGAGATAATCCAATCGGTATTGTAACTACTACAGGAACTGCAGCAGCATCTTCTGGAATTTCAACCACTGCTGTTACTTTTTCATACGAAGAAAATAGCAACTATTTGCAAGTTCCACCATCGGTAATTGGAGTTCAAAAAATATATCACTTTGATGGTACGAATACCTCAACAAATAATATGTTCAGTGTTAAATATCAGATGTTCTTAAATGATGTTTACTACTGGGGATCAACTGAGATGTTGTCATATGCAATGACAAAAACGTACTTAGAAGATCTTGACTTTTTACTCACGACACAAAAACAAATAAGATATAACCAAAGAGGAGAAAGATTATACTTAGATATTGATTGGGCAAGCGTATCTTTAGATGATTATCTTGTAATTGATTGCACAAGATTAATGGATCCAAATGATTACACTAAAGTTTATAACGATTCATTTTTGAAGAAGTATTTGACTTCACTAATTAAAAAACAGTGGGGGCAAAACCTTATTAAGTTCCAAGGAGTAAAACTTCCAGGTGGAGTTGAACTCAATGGAAGACAAATTTATGATGACGCTCAAAAAGAAATTGATGATTTGATGGAAAAAATGTCTAATACATATGAACTCCCACCTTTAGACATGATCGGTTAATGCCATGCTTAATCCATTTTTTCAGCAAGGGTCCAGAGGAGAGCAAAGTCTTGTTCAAGACTTGATAAATGAACAATTAAGGATGTATGGTGTAGAAGTTCACTATCTTCCTAGAAAATACATTACTGAAAACTCAGTTATACGAGAGGTTATACAATCATCTTTCGATGATGCATATCCAATAGAGGCATACGTTCAAAATTTTGAAGGATATTCCGATAATTCTGTATTACTTTCAAAATTTGGTATTCAACAAACTCAAGAAGTAACTTTAGTAATATCAAAAGAAAGGTGGGAAAATTATATTCAACCACTATCCAAAGAAAAGGCAAATATAAAATTATCAAGTAGACCAAAAGAAGGAGATTTGGTTTATTTTCCATTGGGTGATCGTTTATACGAAGTAAAATTCGTAGAACATGAAAAACCATTTTATCAACTTCAAAAAAATTATGTTTATGAATTGAGATGTGAACTCTTCAGATATGAAGATGAAGTAATAGATACGGATATTGAGGAGATTGATGATAATCTCGTTGGAAACGAACTTGATGGATTAACATCTGATGGATTAAATACCATTCTTGGACCAACACAGACACTAACTCTTGTTGGTGTGGGTGTTACTGCTATTGCTCATGCACAAATTGTTAATGGTGGAGTTCGTTTAGTAAGTATAACAAATAGAGGTGGAGGATACTTAGAAAATCCAACAGTACAACTTTCTTCTGCACCAAGTGGAGGGGTTACGGGTATTGTAACTACAAGAATGATTGGTGGCATTAATGTTTGCAATTTAAATGTAAATCCAGCACTCAAATCCGTACAGAATGTCGATATTGTAAACGCTGGTTCTGGTTATACTGTTGCACCTGGCGTCAAATTTACAGGAGGTAAAGGTGGAACAGGTGCAGCTGCTACTTCATTTATTGGGGATGGAATTGTTGGATTTGTAACTATGTCAAATGGTGGTGGTGGATACGTCACTGCACCAACGATTACATTTACTGGAAGTTCTACTATATCTGCGGCAGCAACTGCTGTTGTTAGTGCTGCAGGAACTATAACTTCAATCAACTTGACAAATGCAGGTCTTGGATATACCGAAGTACCAACAATAACAATCTCTGATCCAAGTCTTGGATCTACTGGATCGTTTAATTACAATGAACTAATTACAGGATCTGTAAGTGGAACTAAGGCTAGAGTTAGAGTTTGGAATTCTGTTACGAATATTTTGGAAGTTTCTCATGTAACAGGAGATTTCAAAGTTGGAGAAAATCTTGTCGGATCTGAATCGGGAGCATCATTTGCTCTGAGAATAATTGACACTAATCCAACCGATGATGGATTTGCTGATAATTATAACATTGAAACTGAAGCAGATTCAATTATTGACTTCTCTGAGCAAAATCCCTTTGGGATGCCTTAACAGATAAATAATATTTAATCTTGTAAATAATATCATAATAGGACCTAAACAATGTTTGAGTATTTTTATAACGAAATTTTGAGGAGAACCATTATATCTTTTGGTACTCTCTTTAACGATATTAGCATCAAGAACGAAGGATCTGTTGTAAAAGTACCTTTGGCGTATGGTCCTACTCAGAAGTTTCTTGCGAGATTAGAACAATCTCCAGATCTTAATAAATCTACGGCAATGTCTTTGCCTAGAATGTCTTTTGAGTTTATTGGATTGACTTATGATCCGACTAGAAAAATTACTACAACTCAAAAATTTGTTGTGAAAGATCCATCGGATGGGTCTGAAGTTAAGAAATCATATGTACCAGTTCCATATAATATGCAGTTTGAACTTAGTGTTATGACTAAGTTGAATGACGATATGCTGCAAATTGTTGAGCAAATTTTACCTTACTTCCAACCAGCATATAATTTAACTGTAGAACTAGTAGAAACAATAAAAGAAAAAAGAGATGTTCCAGTAGTTCTCGAAAACATCACTATGGAAGATGATTATGAAGGGGACTATACCTCTCGCAGGGTACTACTCTACACACTAAGATTTACAGCAAAAACATATCTTTTTGGACCTGTTTCTTCTGCTTCCAAAGATATTATCAAAAAAGCTACTGTCAGTTATATTGCTGGAAGAGATCCAGAAAATGCTCAAAGATCTCTCACATACTCCGTTACTCCAAGAGCAACCAAAAACTATACTGGACCCGC